ATTTCTTGGTCTGAATCCTAGTTGTTTTGCTCTCGTTTCCCATCCACTACGCATAGAAGAAAACGTCACTTTTTTGCAGTTGCCTTGTTTAGCAATGCTCTTGGCAAACTCAAGTCCAAAGGATAAGTCATCTGGGTTGCTTGAATCTAACCATGCTGCCCAAATGTGCATCTCTACACCATTAGGCTGTAATACAATAAAACCTTTCTTTTCTGGCAATATCCACAACATAGAGCGTTGCTCGTAGCAGTCGCAATAGATGTCCTCTGCTAGCCATTCTGAATGACCTTTAGCACGAACCTTCTCAAGACCTTGGCGAACCCACCACCAGCAATGTCTTAGTTCGTTAGGCTGTACATACGAAAAGTCCATTATCCCACCACGATGTATTTAAACGAGGCAGCATGATTGCCAGAGCGATGATAAATAACTGCTGACCCTTTATTTAAAGTTTGCACATATAGATGCGCCATTTCTGTAGCACCACCTGAAGTTGTTGGTGTAAATAAAATAACTGAATTAAAACCAATACGCTCATCATAAAGTATTGTAGTTGATACATGGTTTGTTGTAGTAAAGTCACCAGTATTGTTACTCTTACCCTCAACCAAATTGTTTACTACCTCGGATATTTCACGAGGATTAGAACCTGATGGGTTAAGTTTACGATACATTATCTAGTACCCTGTGGAATTATATCAATATCAATACCAATTGCATTAGACCACCTGTCACCAGTAGGAATTAATGATAGGCGATGGTACTTACCACTACTACGCAATGCTACACGATTTTCGTTACTTGCTGGAATGTATGAACCTAACTGTGCAACTTCACTTAAAAGCATCCTAGATGCTATAGCAACGCTACCAGAGCCATTATCTACTACTGGTCGTGCTAATGTAACTACAGATGTGGCTTCACTTCCTATGTCACCAGTTTCAATTTGTGCAGTAGAGTTAGCGCCAGTAAAAGTTACTATCTTGTTATCTCTAGCGCCAGCAAATAAGAACTTACCGCCAGACCATAATGCATCATCTAGTGATGTAGTCAATGTGTCCATGTTGCCGTATAGGTCTAAACCTTCTAACGTCATACCAGCAGAGGCAGAGCTTGCTACTACATCAACGTCAGTTGTGCAGTAAGACCACTTCTGTACCTGCCAGTTATAAATTAGCAAAGTATTTTGTGCAAAGTTATCAATAAACTTCCAAACCACAATCTTACGGAATGGGTCAATGGTTGATGACATTAAGTTTAGTTTTGATGGGTTGGCATTAGCATAGAACCATGAGTCTACCTTTTGCGTACCAATAGCTGTAACGGTTGTCCCATCGCATGAATAGAAGCCATCAGCGCCTAAGAAGTATGTCATGCTGCCGTATTGAACAACGGTGTTGCCTTCTACGCAGCCTACACCACGACTAATTGTGTCAAACTGGAAGAACAATGGTGAACCGATATAAGACATCCGCACGATAGCACGGTCTAAAAATATTAGACCAACCTCACCACCGGTCATACCATGAATGTTGCCACCATCGCTAATTATTTGGTAGTCAGATTGTGATGCTGCGCCAGTAGTCCAGTTTGTTTCGTCATTGATGTTAGACCATTGAACTTTATTTGCGTTAGTACCTGAATCTAAGCTAGAAGCCACTACAAAATCACGCACGACTGTTACATACTCTGCCACAGGTGCGTCAGCACTCAAGTCATCAAATGTTGAACTTGAGCCTAGCGTATAGCCTTGTAGTTTGTTGACGTTATTAGCTGCAATAATGGTGTTCCCAAATTGGGTAAAATTCCATTTAACTACACTAGAATAGTTGCCAGTTTTAGACACGTTGTCCATGCTCAAGTCAGCGCCATCAAACTTAAATAGCTTGGTAGCACCACCGGCAAATACTGTTGTAGTAGAACTAAATTTACTAGCAAATACGCTATTAAGGTCTTCGCTGGCAGCAGCAGAATAATCTACAGCAGTTGGGAATGGATTATATCCTAATGCTGTTGGAACTACATTTTTTGCAACAGCCAAGTTTTGAGCAACACCGGCTAAATCTGGTGTCCACTCTGTAAATGCTATGCGTTGAGTAGCCATTAAGCAGTCCGATTCCACATATAAACGACAACATACGGTTGGAGGTTTGCATTAGTTCCACTTACACCAGTTGTACTATTAGATACTGATATTCCTGTTGTAGCTGTGCTAGTGTTGTTTGTTTGTAAAGGCATCCTATCATCTAAAGATACTGGACCAGATGCGCCAGTATTAAGATGTGCTGTATAGGTATGTTGGTGTCCTGGGTCTGTTACTGTTGCAGTATGAGTATGGCTTACTACTACAGCATCAGCACTACCACCAGTTGCACCAGCAGTAAATGCACCGCCAACACCAACTAATACACGACCAGCACCAAATGCTACCCAAGTACCAAATCCTAATAATGTATTTGGGTTAGTTGATATTGTTGCGCTTGTATAGATAGAACCAACTGGATAAATAATGTCGCTAAGTATATTTTTAATAAATGCTGTTGTAGCGATTTGAGTATTATTTACATTGGTTGCAGCAGTAGGTGCGGTAGGTACACCTGTTAATGTAGTTGTACCTGTAACAACTAAGTTACCACCAACGGTTAAGTTGTCACCATCTGTACCAGCCTGTTGATCCTTGATCTGAGCCATTATTTCACGGATGGCATTATTAATTCCAGATGGCGCACAACCTTCCGCAATGTCTATGCCACCCACATCGGTATTGTTTGCTGCCGTTGCACTCCACTCACTTACCTTATTTTTACTCATAATCTATCCTTGTATTAACCATGTGTTTGATGATGCTGTCGGTTGAACCCAATAATTTGCCTGTACGTCTACATACCCTGCTACAACGTAATCTAGCTCTACATAAAGCAAGTTATCTTTACGAGTCCATGTGTTAGGCGATACTGGTGTATTAACCCATCCAGAACCTAGTATATGTCCGTTAGCAGAAAGATTTGCATAGCCTACAATAGCTCCACTAGCATTATATATTGCTGAGGCATTTACCACTACCTCTGCATTACATGTAATATATCCGGCAGATGATTGAACCCTACTACCGTACGCAGTAACGGTTGCGTCACCAACAATATCCGCACTACCAAATGTTTCTCTGTAAGCAGTAGCAGTCAACGTGCCAGTTGCTACTATATTTGCTACGCCTAGGTACTCTACACCACCTAATGCAGTTACTGTAGCAGTACAACTTATAAAGCCTTCAGACGTTCTAATTCTTATTGCTTGAGTACTTACGTCAGCATAAGCATTTACGCTTGCTACGGCTGTCCTAATGCGTGTTCCTGATGCATCTACGCTTGCATTTGCATTTATTATTGCAGATGTATATGTTATTTTATATGCATTAGCACTAACAGTAGCACTTGCGGTGATTATTCCATTTGCATAACGTATTAATATGCCGTTAGCAGTTACAGTAGCAATTCCTGCAATATCAGCAGATCCATCTACATAGCGAGTATCACCATACGCATATCCGTATATCCAATAATCATAGTCTACATAATTTGTTGACATCTATTACCCTAATAAGCTAACGGTAACAAATCCTACTAAGCCACCTAATGTAGTTGCCACCCAATCCCAAAAGTCTGCTGTGTGCTTGTCAGGATGTAGTGCATCGTATATCTCTTTAAGTAGCGCAATAATAGCCACCACTAGGATGGAGTAAGCGCCAATGAACGGTGTTAATACCGCCGCAATGATAAAACCTGATAGGAAATGCATTTGCTTGTCACAAGGTACTTTGCACACGATGCAGAACTGGCTCAAAAAAGCGTTTACTTTAGCTATCAGGTTTTCCATTGTTATTCCTCTTTAGGTTCTAGTGCTGTCTTTAACAACTTGATAAACGCATCTTTACCTACATTTAATTGTTGTAGTTGAAAGTTTGTGCTACCTATCTTACGGTCTAGGTCTAGGCAATGGTTAAATAGTGCCACCTGTTCCTCATTAAAGTTATTAGCGTCATACTCTACTTCATCTATCGTAACGATTTGGGGCTGTTTGTCTTTTGCCATCTCGTATCTCCTATTAATTTAAGCAGCTTCTAAGGCAGCCACTTTAGCCTTTAATTCGTCTATCATTGCTTGTTGTTCTTGTATTGCTTTTAATAACATAAACGGTAAAACACTTGCTTTTAATGTTTTATAAGCTATGCCATCTTCTGATGGATGTAATGCGTCTTGCACAAGACCAGGGAAAACTTTTTCAACTTCTTGAGCAATCAATCCAATTTCTTTTGGTGTGCCTTCTTCGTGAGTATTCCAGTTATATTTTACAACACGCAATTTACATAAATCATCTATGTATCCATCTCTAGTAGATTCAATGTTTTTCTTTAATCTTTCATCTGAAGAAAAAGTTGATACGCCATTACCAAGTAAATAATATCCGAGTGTCCCTGCTGTAGCATATAAATGATATGAGTTATTTGTATTACAATTAGCACCAAGAACTGATTGGTATACTCCATTTCCTGCCGTATTATTTGTATTGCTTGCATACATTAATGCGGTAGAAGCTGTTTGGTTTTTAACAAATGTACCTAATGCACTTGCTGTCGTAGTCCCCACCAACAAATTCCCACTAGCATCTAGTGTCATTGCTTGGGTAAAGGTAATAGCGTTACCTGCTGTGCTTACCGCCGTTGGACTTTTATACCAAACGTGCTGTTGACCATCTTGCTCATATCTTGTTGCCCCAACTGACGGCAATGTATTTCTAAAACGCCAAGTGCCCCCAGTTGACAAGTAAGCGTTCATAGCTATACCAGCTGACCACCCAGACGTAATGCCATCACCGTAAACTGCACCTGCAAGACCAACTTCAACGGCACGCCCAACACCCCAAGCACTAGGAGTTACACCTACACCCACGTTGCCTGATGCGTCTTTAATCAGCCCGCCGTTGCCTACGTTTAATGTGTCTGTGCTTGCGTCACCGAGTATGGTGTTACCCGTTGTGGTGAGGTTTACGATGGTCTCTGTACCTGTGTTGGTAAGACCTGGTGTGGTGATTCCTAGCGTCCCGTTGAGTTCGATGGCCATATTAAGCTCCTACTTTCGCTACCTGTTCTTGATAAGCAGCAACCACTTCAGGTGTCCATGCTACATTGCATATAGCAGTAACATTGTCAGGAATACCTGTTAAGTCTGATGCTGGGGCTAGGCTAGAACGGTGATAGGTTTGTGCTATCTGCTCACCATCTTTTAAAATACGAGTAGCCTCACGGTAGAGGATAGTGCCGTTCTCCGTAATAGTAATCTGGTCAATTGTCTTAGTTTCTGTTAATGCCATTTGTGTTTCTCCTTTGTGTCCGACTACACTAATATGGTGTAGTTAATCGTAAGTAATATAACTAAAAATATAGGTTTTTGAACCTGCAACTGAAGCATAAGTTGGAATAATAATATATGCGTTTGATGTTGTTCCAGCACTATTTCCTACATAACCAGCTTTAGAATCAACATCATTAGCACAAGTACCTGCTCTATTATTAGCAGCATTTTGAGCAAAAGGTAATGTAAAATTCATGTAAGCTAAAGTTGAACCTGTTGTTACATTTATAGTAAAAGTGCCATTTAATATAGTTTGCCTACCTATTTTTGTATATGTACCATTTGCTAATGTTGGTGTGCCTGTAATGTTAATCAACGAGCCAACAGTTGTTGTCCAAGTACCTTCCTCATAATCATCTAGCGTATTAGCATTTGTACTGGCTGATTGTGTGGCAGGGAATGTGATACCTGCGCCTGATGCACTTGGAGTAGCACCACCGACACCGATGGTTGTTCCCACTACTGGGAGTGTTAATGTCTTATTAGTAAGAGTATCCGTTGTTGCTTTACCAACCAGCGTGTCCGTAGCACTTGGTAACGTGATGGTTGCTGTGACTGCGTCTGTGGCTTGTACTGTGGTTGCGCCTGAGGTTGCCCCAGAAATTATAACTGGCATTATTCTTCTCCTCTTATTACATTACGAGCTTCAGCTCTTAGTGCTTTAACCGCTGTAGTATCTTTGTCGTAGTCTGCTGTCATCATGTAATCTGTTGATGCTAGGTAGGCTAGTGCCTCTTGACGCTTAACTTCTGCTACTTGTTCTGCTTGAACTAAGGTTAGGTCGTATGTGACTTGATTGCCGTCAGCATCAAAGGCATCATCGCCAACTGTGCGAACCACTTGTGGATATAGTTTATAGATTGCATTTGTTAAATTCATCATGCTGCTATCTCCATAAGAGTGATAGTAGATGAGCCAGTATTACCCTGTTGAGCGCCTACTGATGCCGCATTGGTTTGGTTGGCAAACTGAGTCTTGTATGTTGTTGCAGAAGTAGTGGCTGGCGAATCTAAATATTGAATAGTTGCTTGAACATAAACCTCAAGTAGTGAATTAGTATATCCCAAAACATAAGTAAACTGCCCTAAATCTGTTGAATTTCTAAAAACTTTAGTATTTACACCATTTTGGGTATGCCCTGCCGACTTATAAAAAAGTTGGCTTACAGAAACTAATATTTTGCTTGTAGCACTTGTTGGTGTTATTGTTGCAGTTAATCCTGTATCAGCATAAGTCGTTGTAGAATTATTGACTTGAGTGGAGTATGCTCCTTGAACCACTTGCAACACACTACCAGTAGGCAAAGAACCTTTACTCAAGCCAGTTACCGCTACACCTGATGATGTCACAGCAATCTTAGTAGTGCCACCGCTTTGTATGTTTAAATCGCCCGATGTGTCTGCTGTCTGGACTATCCCAGCAGTTAATGATGCGTTGATTGAGCTTGCCATTATTTGTTATCCTTTATCATAGTACTAACCAGCTATAACCTGATGGAATTGTCACGACCACACCACCGTTAATTGTGATTGGTCCTTTACTTATCGCAGACTTACCCGTTGATAGCGTATAACTTGTAGTAACAACTAAACTATTTTCATTAAATACTGTATCGCCACCAGCACCAGTAGCACCGCCACCAATAGAACCCCATGCTGATCCGTTATAACCTTCAAATGCTTGAGTAGTACTATTTAACCTTAACATACCGCTAGCAGCAGTAGGTCGTTGACCTGTCGTACCAACAGGAGTAATGATCGCACCCGTTGCAGCCGTGCCTACAACCCCTGAAAACGTACCTGTTGTAGCAGATACAGCCGCAGGGGTTGTTGCGCCTAGAGTACCGTTGAGTGCTGTGCCTGTGATAGTGCCACCATTGATGGTAGCAGATGTGATTGTTAAGGCAGCAGCAGTATCACCTGACTGCAATTTATCCGAGTTTAAGTTTACAAAGTTAGCATCAACCTCGTTGTGGGTGAGAGCCGACCCCTTACCTGCTCTGGTTACAATGGTACTCATAACTTACCCCTAGCTTAATGTAACTGAAAGACTACCTGATGCTACCTTAAATATATCGCCTACATCAATTGCTTTAGATACTGTCAAAGGTGAATGATACAAAAGATTGCCGGCAGTTAATGCGTCACGTATGCCAACAAAAGCCACAGTACCCCATGAAACTGTACATTGTGGGAATGATATGTCTGCGCTTGATACGCTTACACCGTTAGATGGTGCGCCCATAGTGATGGCTTGACGAGCGTAAGAGCCACCAGATACTTCTGTACCTGTGTCGGCATCAGTAGGGTCTGTTGTGTATAAAGCTAAATAAACTGTTGTTGGTGTTGTGTAAGCTGTATTGCGTAGCGTTACATTAATTAAAGCATTTTCTAGGTAATTGGACATTTCTGACATGATTTTTCCTTTATCGTGTTGCTATTGAGATTGAAATTGGTGAGCCTGAGTATTCGCCTTGGTCATCTGATACAGTTAAAGCACTTAAACCACGGTCATACAATGTAGCCCATGTTTGTAAACGTGAGTCGTTCATAATGTATGGTTCTGCCTCACCAAGTGCAGCATAAAGTAATAAGTCTGGGCATACACTTAAAAATACGTTTGTTATTACTGCGTTACTTAATGGTTCTGGTTTTGCGTAGTAGAGCATACTCAACGTATAGGCGCTATCTGGTACTGGTGCAAATTGAAACTCTAGTGCAAGTACCGTGTATTGTTTTGGTAGACCAGAGTCTGAAGTACGAGCATTGCGGAATAATGAGCTAGGAGATAAATACTCAAGCACCATAGTTGGATTTGTTTGTAGGTGTAGATCACGTATTTGCAAGAAGTCAGTCGGTAACTCTACCGTTGCATCGCCAGCCACAGTAACAGTCGTTACTACCTTTAACATTTGACGAATACGCAATTCACGTTGCAAACGTAACTCACCAAGCCTGATAAAGTCAGGAATCATTGCCGTTAAATCGCTACGAGCTAAGTAACTAGCAATAGTAGTTTGTAATTCTGCGTATGTAGTCAATGCCATTATATCCTACCTGCTCTGGTTCTAAATGCTCTGTTATCGGGATTGTTTAACCATGCGTTAAATCGTTTCTTATCTATTACTGCAAAGCCTCGTGTTATGCCTTGCTTTTCTAATTCTGCGAAAACTGTGAGCGGTATAGATGCTACCTTATTGCCGAATGCATCCTCACTCCATCTTTTACGTTCGTCTTGAGCAGCGTACTCACGCTTATTCATCTCAAGTATGCCAGTTATGTCTTGGCTCTTAGCAATGATTAGTTCATCACCGTTATCTATGAATGATGTATCTGTAATGCCATTGGATATTATATTGCTCATAAGACCTCATAATGGGGGAGAGTTTCCCCTCCCCACATATCTAACTAACTATTAAGTTAAGTCAGCGATAATACCGTGTGCTGCTTCGTTCTTAACTTCTAATGTGTACTCTACCAATAGTTGAGTTACATCAGCATCGCCAGTTTTGGCTAGCTCATTAGTTTGGAATGGGCGCAAGTAAGCTACTGAAGCCATTTCTGGGTCTAGTAAGAATGCTACGTCATCATTGTCTGAGTTAGGAATGAAACGGTTAGGTACGATAGAGATAGTACCAAAGTCTGAAACAAACACGTCAGCAGCAGCGATGATAGATGCTTGTACGTTGCTTGGGATATCTTTGTAACGTGTAGCGATACCGGCAAATGTAGATGCAACTACTTTTTGAGCTGGAGTTACCATCAAGATTGTTGGTGAACCACCTGCAACATAAGCAGATTGGATAACTGTATTCAAGATAGTTTGAGTAAATGCACGGTCTGTACCAGTTCCACGAGCAGTAGTACCAGATGCACCAGCAGTACCAGAAGTACCGCCAGAGTAGTTGGTATTTAACCATGCTTGTAAACCACCCAAAGTACGAGCAGTTGTAGCATCACCAGCAGAAGCAACTTGGTTGCTTAATAAGATAGCTTCCATGTCACGTTTGATTTCGGCAGAAGCCTTAGCCAATTGGTATGCTTTCTCAGATTTACGACCAGCTTTGTTAACTGTTTCCAAAGTACCAGAAACTTTAACAGTTTTAGCAGAGATTTGAGTACGGTTACCGATACGAGTAGTAGGTGACAATGTTGCATCAGATGCAGCAGCACCCTCAACTACAGCGTTAGAAGTGTTAACAGCAGCCAAGCTGTCTTTTTGCCACTCGTGGTATACGGCAGTAGCAGAAGTCTTACCAACAGATGTCATGAATGGAGTATCTGTAGGAGAGATGTTGTAGATTACATTAGCCAAGTCTTCACGTTGACCAATGGCGGTATAGGTTTGATATGTTGCCATGATAATTCCTTAAATAAAGTTTTCAAAAGCAGAAACCGCATCACGGATTTTGCCTGTTTTTTGTAATTGAGCCATAGCCTTCTTATGCTGGTCAGTATTTGTTGCTGTGTTACTGTTACCAGACTTAATAGTCTTAGGCGGTTCACTAACCCTCTTGTTTAGTTGAGGCTTAGATTGTTGTAATTTGTCGTACTGCATTGCTTTGTACAATGCCATAACGTGCCGAGCATCTCTTACTGCTGATAGCTCTTGATCTGAGAATCCTAAGTTCTTTGCAAACGTACGCAAATCTGACCTTAGTGCCTCACCTTTTACTGGATCGCTATATTCTGGTAGTGATTCAGACAATACGGCAGCCTGCTGAGATAGGTATTGTTGCATTCCTTGCTGTTGCTCGGCTTGTTGCAGTTCTGCAATGCGTTGTCTTTCAGCTTGTATTGCGTATAACTTCTCTTTGTTCTGCGACATCTCTGCCACTCGTACAGCGTAACCAATTGGATCTGAATCTTTTAAAGACTCTAAATCTTCCTGTGGTTGTTGAGCATTCAGTAATTGCTCCATTGCCTGCAACCGTTCTGCATAAGCATCACGCATGTATTTGGCTTCTTCAATAGCTTGTTGTTCTGCCTCTACTGCTTTGCGTTGCTCTGCTACTTGTTGCGTCTTTCTAGTATAGTCCGCACCTTGCTGGGCTAGTGACTTTAGTTCAGTTAAGGTTAGTTCCTTCTCTTCGCCACCGACTTTAACTTGAAACCGTTGTTCGTCTTGGTCTGAGTTAGACTCCTCTGAGCCATCATCATCTTGCTCGTCTTGTTGCGCTTCTACCTGCTCATTCTCTTGTTCTGTTTGCTCTTCTGCTTGCCCTTCTTCGGGTGCTTCCGATGCATCCATTAAACCTAAGAATGCGTTTGTTGCTTCATTGATAGTGCCATTGCTTTGTGTGTCACTCCCGTTAGGGTTGGTGTCGGTAGTCATTTGAATCTCCATATGCTAGTGCGCCTAGCCACGTTTTATAGATACTATAAAATCTTCCAGCGTTTTGCATTAATCTTGCGATCATCTGCCATGCCCACTATATGAGCCATTACTTCACGGATAGCAGTTAGCTTTGTATAAGCATCTTGTCGCTCATCGTAATCGTAAAGCGGTGAATTAGCCCACCGTAGCATTTGTAAATCTTCCATCTCTTTAAACACATCCAAGAAGTTTTGGTCTTGGAGCATATTGTTTGCCCACTCAGATTTGGTCACATGAACCTTCCAGCACCACTAGATGCTGATTGTGCTGCGCCTGTACCACCTAGTAAGCTCCCTGCTTGATAATCACCTTGCATACCTGTTGCTGCTTGATATAACTCTGGGAACAATGCAGCAATATCAATTGGAGTAAATTGTTGCGCTGGTCTTGCAGTCATAGACTGATTATTTAAGTCAGTAATATAATTGCGTTGTGCTTTACCTTTCATCATTCCAAATACTGGGTTAAATATTTTATTGGAGCGTTGAGCTGGTTGAGTATAGTATTGACCAGTATCAGCGTCATAATATACTTGACCTTGTTGCTGTTGTCCTTGTGCTGACATTCCCATATTCTATCCTTTTCCCACTATATGTTGTGTATTATACACCGTAATCTTCCATATCTTGTGGTTCAGCCTTTATACCACCTTTTACCATTTCATTCAAGCTAGTAATGGCTGACATAATAGCGTTAAGCTGTTCTGTCTGTAGTTTACCGTCTGTTGCCTGTGTCTTTAGCTCAAGCTCCATCTGTTTCAATTGAAGCTCGGCTTCCTTGATACGGTAGTCACCATCCATCTGCATTTGTTTTTGTTGCATCTCTAGTTCTTTACGAGCGTTATCTACTTGCATTTGCTCACGATCTAGTTGTAGCTTGGCTTGGTTAGTCTGTGCAGTAAGTTGAGCTTTTTGTTCTTCAACCTTGGCATATAACTGTGCTGCCTCTGAAGTTGGATCAGCAGGTGGCTGTGATGCCTGTTGCATTATTTGCTGTTCAACCTCTGGTGTAATGTCATTAATGAATGATGTGGTGTCTTTAAAGCCAGCCATCTCAATCATGCGACCAAGAGTGCTGCGGTATTGCGTTACAGTCACCAATGGGTTGTTAGCACCGTACTTGCCGATGATTTCTTCCTGTTTAGACATAATCATTTGTAGCATAGCAATCTGTTCTTGGCGGTTACCGTTACCCAAGCCTACGTTGATTGATACATCGTACAAGTCAGACCATTCACGTGGGTCATAAGATACCCATTTGCCACGCATACGGATTGTCTTAGCTTGGTTTTGGTATTTGCATAGTAGGTGCAAGATGCCACGGAATAATGATTTAACACCTGTTTCAGCAAAGATACGAGCCATTAGCTCTAGCTTACCTGCTGACTGTTGCATCATGGCTGCCACGGCTGTTGCTGTAGTGTTCTGAAGCACGTTAGCATCAAGACCTTGCTGTAGATCGCTAACACCGGTACGTTTAGCTTGAACACCATCCAAGTATTCCATCATCGGGAATGATTGACCTGCTGTGTTTGCTACTGTTAGTTGATTTACTGCTTGAGGATTCTTAACACGGATAACACCACCGGCAGTAGACGTTAGTAAATCATCTAGGTTTACTTGACCCTCTACGGCTGTAACACGAGCATTGTTTGTTAGGTACAAGTTGTCTAGCATCTGACGTAGGATAGTAGACTTGGTTAGTTGCAAGTCCATTGTCCTGTCGGCTAGTGATTGACCAAAGAACTTGTGTGGAATAGGAATTGGGCATACAGAGTGGAATGGCACATAATCGCATTCTTCGTTAGACAGTATTGTTTCACCGCCTAGGATAACCCTGCGTAGCTCTAGTAAGCCGTTGTCGTTAGTATCTACCTTGATGTAGCACTCAAATATCTCAACCTCTTCCATTGATAGGTCGCTGGACTGTGTGTAGTCAGGCAACTCATCACGACCAAAACGAGCTAAACGCTCTGGTGCGTACTCTAAACGGTCATTAGCTGGGATTGTGTCTACGATAGACTTCTCGTAACCCATAGCGATCAAGTCACCACGGGCAATCATTCTACGGTGTGCCGTGAATGGTGAGTCTTCAATGGTCTTAGCACGTTTGCTGATTAAGAACTCCTCTGGTGGTACGTTCTCAATAGCGATACGGCTCTCATCGTTTATCTTTTGGATTGTAATGTTATGCGTATTGTAAGATATACCATCAGCACCAATTACTACATCGGTCACTTGCTTGGTGATTTCCCACTCGCCAGTCTGCATGATCATGGCTAACTCGTCATCGGTTAAGCCTTTATACTTCTCTTTGATGGTGTCTTTTTTCTCTTCCCAGTAGGCTTTAACAACACCAACCTTTTGTAGCAATGCATCCTTGAACCAGTTGTGTAGGATTAAGAAGCCATCGTTGTCTTTATAGAACACCCAGTTTGCCATGTCACTAGCTTGGTCAGCGAGTTCTTCTTCACCGTCTTTAGTAGGCTCAAAACGCACAGCATCTTCGCATGATGTGAAAACACGGATTAGTTGAGGCAATGCACCGTCTACGGCTTCAGCTACCTCACCGGTAACTACTTGGCTGCGACCTTCTACCTCAGTACCGTACTTGTCACGGAAGTAGTAGCTCATCGCATCAGCACGAGCTTGAACCGTATCTGACTCTAAGTAGCCAATAGCGTTATTGATCTCGTCAGCAACAAGTGCCTTTAATTCTTCTTGGTTCATCATTATACGACCCATGCCTTATTTTGTTGTAATGGTTTAGACCATGTTGTATCTACTTCTACTAACCCTATTGCTAAATACCTAAACGAGTCTGCAAAGTGTGATGCCCAGTCATGAACTGGCTTATCGTAAAACACATTCTGCTTCTCGTTAAACTCACGTCTATAGTTACGCAATGCTACTAGACCGTTCTTTGTGCCTTCTATGTCAAACCAGCATCTCGGCAGCATACGTCTAACTGCTTGGATGCCATCCGCTATAGATAGGCTTGGTGCTACTGTTACGTCTAGTCCAGCTTCCATTAAGACTTCTAGTCTACTACGACCTGTGGTCATCTCTCTGACTCTTACATCGTGCGGAAGAATCTGCTGACCTTTATCATAACCGTTATCACGTAACCAGCTAACATAGTAATCTAATCCTACTCCGTGGTTCTCAGTACAGTCTATTAGCTGTATCTCTTTACCAACTATCTGCGCTACCCAAATACACGTACTGTCGCTGACACCCAAATCCCAGCTACAAACAATCTTTGCCAGTTCGTCTTTAGGAATCTTAGTAACACGCTTCTCGTTATCTGCTTCATGTAATAGTGACCCATAGTAAGCACCTTCTACTGGTGCGTCAAAGCTACACTCAAACTCTTGCTTGTACTTGTCCTCGCCCATCTCGTTCTTAGCACTAGCCAACTCTTGTGGATCTAGTATGCCAGTATCACTAGCCCTAAACTCTAAGAACTTCCAACCCTCGGTGACCATTGCTCGTTCTTTAAACTCACGAAAGTGATTATTGCCCTTCGGAGTACCAATAAACAAACAATAGCCTTTTTTATCTGCCAATGCTGGTCTTAAAATAAGATTCCAGATTTTTGGATCTTGGTCACCTACCTCGTCTAGTACAGCACCGTGAAAATATTGACCCCTTAAACTGTCGCTATTCTCACTACCGTATAGGCTTATCCTTCTGCCCATGAAGTCTACTCGTAGCTCTGCGATGTTTGCAGTACCACCAAGTGAGCGAGTATATTCTACTAGGTAATCCCATGCGACCCTTTTAGCCTGTGAGTAAGTCGGTGCTATATAAGCGTACCGTGGGTTTTTATCTTTGTTCTGTAACGCAGAATGTATCAATTGCACAATAGCAGATACAGTTTTACCCATCCTACGATGAGCAACTACTACAACAAAACGATTCTCTCTTACTGCCTTGTGTATCTCTTTCTGTGGTAACCGAGGCTTGTAGCCTAAGTCAATCGGGTTAGTAGTTGTCATCTATACCCGTTACCACTTGTATCACCAATGGTGCATCAGCATCACCAGTTACTTTGTTCTCTTGCATTGCCTTACCATCTAATCTATCGCCTATCTCTTTGATAGCATTCATATCGCCATCGGCTGCTTTTTCGTATAAAGCATTAGCAATAGTATGTAATCGCCTGTAATCTTCTTGGACTGCGAGTTTTCTAATTAAATCTCCCCATATCCTATTGTTTTTACTAGCGTTCGTATGACCTAGTGGCGCACCTGCACCTTTGGGGTTTGTTTCTGTAATTTCTGCCATTTTGTTGTGACTCCTTATAGGTTGGTCACCCTGTTGTTAAAATTATTTCATGCCACTTGCATTATAAAAAGGCGATTGACCTTGTGATTGCATTAAATCTCTGTATGCTGCTGCTTTCTTAGCAATAGATGGAGTTATTATCCCTTTTGCTATTGATAGTCTTTCGTACTCGTCTAGGGTAGGAACTACTGTTGGGAAGTCACCTCTTTCATCGCCTATAGAATACTCTGTAACGTCACTACCCTTTAGCTTACCTTGACCAGTAAGCAATCCTAGCCAACCGGTAGACTTAGGCATCATCTCGCCACCATAACCAGTTACATTGCCTTGCTTGTCATATAATTCATATGCTCTTGAGCCGTATGGACTAGGATAGTTTAAAGCATTTAACCCACCTTGTTGAGATGGGTTGCTAAATAATAATCCTAGTATCTGACTATAATCCATAATCTACCAATGATGTATTGCGTTAATAACGAGTGTAAGGTTAGCAATTACAGCTAACAGTATTATTGCCCAATGGTCGTTCATAATCTAATCGCATAATTAATCTTCGGTTTCAAAGTCTTTACGTTCCCATACGGAGCATAGACGGGAGTTATGGCAAATAAGATCTAACTTATGACACCAACCACGTTGAGCTTGACCATCATACAGGTCGTACTTGTTAAGTGGGATGGCTTCCATAGCCTCAAACATTTCGGGAGTGTTGTCGTAGTATTCGCAGTTACCGCATCGTTGACGTTTGGCTTCTGCTGGTGTGATTCGGAACATCTTAGCCATCTTTGCCCAGTACTCGGTATTAGGCAAACTTGGGTTCATTGCTCCTAGAGAATAGTTATCAATGGCATTCTTGGTGTTGTCAGCAATCTCTTTGGCTGTGCCAATAGTAGTTTTTGTGTCTAACAAACCTCTTGCCATAGTTATTCCCTTAAAAAGTAGGAGGTTCTCGCAACTAGACTACCTCGGAGTCTACCCTATCACGTCTGAGGGGCAATGGTTACTTTCTAGCGATGTACAGTCGCTGGAATAAAAGAGTAATGCAAAATCGCACTACTATAAATCGTTACGTGACTTTACCATACTAATCAATCGTGGTCAATATATCACTTTTAATGGTTTTAACTATGGTAACGTGTCTAAAAAAGAGCATAATTCGTACATATACACAATGACGTGTACATAAAACAAAGGAATCTAATCATGTGGACATCTCCAGCAGTAAGTGAAATGCGCTATGGCTTTGAAGTAACCGCTTATATAATGACACGATAGTATATACGTTGTATATACCCAGTTATGGAGTTACATTTTTCATAATGTCTTCATGGCTGGGTTCTTGAGAGTACTCAAACTCTATTAGCATCTCAATAAAATGCATTGCCTTCTTTAAGTCTTCAAGACCGTTCTTATTCCTATGCCGACAAAGGTACTTGATTGCAGTAGCTTCTAGGTACGGAATGTTATTGTAATAGCAAAACTCTGCTGGCTGTATTGCAAAGCCCTTGTAGTGATTGCCACCGTGTTGGATGTCTAGTACGCTCATTACCAGTCACTCGCTGACATTGTTGATCCGCTTACGTGGTTCTTAGGTGATTTCATATTAGCCCTGTCTATTGCACGTTGATTCATATATAAGCTACTTAATTTCCTATCATCAAAATTAATTACCCTAGCACCTTCAATTGTTGGTGTATTTTCGCTAACTTTAGTTTTATATTTTTTAGGTGATACATACTCTAGCGCATCATCGTAATTCATTAGTTTGGTAGTGACAAAGCTGTAGTATTTACGTGTGCCGGTGTCGCTAACAACAATACTTTTCATAAAGCCTCTAGCCATTAAACTCTTAATCGTGTTGGATGCAGTATTCTTATCGGCATCTAATTGTTGCTTCATGTCTGTTAAAGTCTTAGGCAGTACGCAAAATTCTAGGTAGACGTTATATCTAGCAACCATCTCTTTTGCCAATTTGTCTAGCTTTGCTTCTTGTTTTGCATAGGATTCTGCTATTCTTTTTTCTCTAAATGCTTGTTCTGCTTCCTTGGCTTCTTCTTGGGTCTGATAATTTCCTATGTGGATAATTTGACAGTCTGAATCCCTAGCTGTTACTACCCATGCATCTACCTTCTTACGAAAGACAATCATATTAAACCTTTCTCAATTAATCTTAGTTGCGTTTCAATAACACCCTCTAGGTGCGATAACTTTAATTCATCTCTAGTATGGTTAGTTCTTACCCTACCATCTATCGCATCATGGCATCCAGAGCAACAATACGCACCATGTAGGTCGTTAACCTTTTTTGCAGTACCATGCCCATACCTTATACCGCTTAAATGTGCCAAAACGGTTGTTTCTGGATTGCCATTGCAGTAGCCAATAATTCTGACCGTGCAGTTCTCGCCTTTAGCTGATTGTGTGATTTTAGACATTGTTAATCCTATTACCAATCCATTTCATTACAGGCACAGCCATTGAGTTTCCCAATGCTTTGTATCGTGTGCTATCGCTTGATGTAGGTGTGTTAGTGTAGTTATCCGGGAATCCTTGTAATCGTTCACATTCCATAGGAGTTAGTCTACGAACACGCATACTTTGCATAACTGATGGACCGGAAGAAACACCTCCACCTGTTGTTGTTATTGTAGTTGAAACTTCTCCTTGAACAGTTCCATTATACATATCACACGCTACAGCAATTTGCTGATCCTGTGTTGTGCTTAAAGTAAAGGCTGTGTTATCACTACCCAAATAACCTTTACCTCCACCAGAACATCCACCACGAACTTTAAAAGCATGGGCTATTGCCATCTTAGTATAATCATAACTATCAATACCTTTGTAATCTCTAGCTAGTAATGTCCCGGCTGTATTGTATGGTGCAATTACAGCGTTTCCTTCACTTCTTGCTGGATTGTAGCTGCTGTGGCTTGCAGGGCTTTTTGTAAGGCAATTGGCAATTTCTTGCCCCTTACTTCTGCTCGGCGTAATATCCCCACACAGGCTTTCGGACTCAAAAAGTACTTTGGCAGCACTTCGCCAATCTCCAAGACATCCGACAACGAACACACGTCTGCGTCTTTGTGGCACTCCGAAATGTTGAGCGTCAAGAACCCTGTAGGCGACCCCATACCCGCATTCAGCCATCCCTTGAAGTAAGGCTGCGAAGTCATGTCCTCCGTTACTAGAGAGTACTCCTGGTACGTTCTCCCATAAAAGCCATTTGGGTTTAAAGTGGTCAGCCATTGCGAGGTAGGTAAGCATGAGGTTTCCACGAGGGTCTGCCAAACCTTTTCTGAGTCCGGCAACGGAAAATGATTGGCAAGGTGTTCCTCCGACCAAAAGGTTGACTGGTTCATTTATATTCCACTCCTTAAATTTTGTCATGTCACCATAATTAGTAACATTTGGATAATGATGTTCTAGCAATTGACTTGGAAACTTCTCAATCTCTGAAAATCCAACTGGATTCCATCCCATGTCATGCCAGGCTACTGTTGCTGCTTCTATTCCACTACATACGCTTAAATAGTTCATTATATGTTCTCATTAAATACAAATCCAATACTACCAGCCCATATTTCAACATGACGTTGGTAATCAGCCATCTCTGCTGTAGATAGCTTGGTCGTACTCTTAATTACTTCAATTGTTTCGCCATTGACTACAGACTGACTTCGTAGGAACTTCCAGCCCATAAGTTCATGAACCTTATCTGGTGACTCGCCAATATACTCGCCAAGCGCACCATATAGCTTCCATAAGCGTGAGTTTTGTTCTAGGTTACGTGTGTGTGACTTGATCGTTACGTTAGCCACATAACCCTGTGATAAATCTAATGCCTTAATCTTTTCAAACAAGTAAGGCAAGTTACTATTGCTAATATTAAATTGTTTAATTTCCATTCTTGAATAAATCCTTTATTTTTTGTCTTGACTCCGTAGAAGTCTTAACTTTCACAGTTTCTATTGTTGAGTCTTGCTTTATTTCACCAGTTATTACCCTAGTACCATCTGTTGCACGAAACTTACCTGTGAACCCAGCAGCCTTCATGCGCCTTATAAATTCATTACATGTAATCTCAGTCACTAAACACAGCCTTTACTAAAATGTCCATGTAGGCAGGGATCGTAAACTTGCCGGATTCGTACTTGGCAATGCTATCCCTAGTCTTAAACAACTTAGTGCCAAACTCTTTTTGTGATAAACCCGTTTTACTGCGTAGTTCTTTTAACTCTGTGTGTGTCATTAATAAACCTTTCTGTCGTTGATGATTTATTATATATCACGCTGTATAAAATATGCAACTAATCTTTAGCATTTCGTTTAGCTTTCTCTAAAGTATCGTAATAACCAAGATTTTTGTTCATCTTGCTAAGACCATACTTAACTCCGATAGGTGAAAAGTATTTGGCTATAGTCCACGATCCAGAACTAATATGGTATTTGTCTTGTTCAAGCCACTTCATAGTTTTCACCTAGCAATTTACGAGCAGCCTCTACTGACATTTCCGGAAAGTTTTGCGGAGTCTTTAATATGCGTTTAGCCCAGGCATGAAAGTCAGTCTTAGGCTTTAGCTTTTCTGCAATAAACTTATTTAGTTTATCAACATTAGCTTTGTTCTCTGCGTAGCTAACTGGAGCTGGTAACGCATGATATTCAGACTCTCTAGGCTTACACATCTGAACTATGTCGGCAGGTTGTGGTAGCTTGTTTGGTGTGTCTGTCCACTTATCAAATGCACGACCTACTGCGCTAAAATCATATCGTTCTAGCTTATGCCACCAGATCCTCAGCATCTCTTTCTCTGGTAGTGGCTTTCCGTAAATAGTAAAGACTGCGTTTACCATGTCTTTAAATGCTTTTTTGTCAGTTTCAATCATGATAACTCCTAAAATGGTGATTCTTGTACAGGTGCTTCATCCATCCAGCGACCTTGGTTTAAGTAAGTAGCTGGGTTTGGTATGTACTTACCATCCTCTGCTTGCCATTGTTTGGTTTCTCGTTGCCAGTTAATAGCATCAATTACTTTTATTATGTCAGGGTTTGCTTTGTTCCATGCCTTACGTGCAGCTTCTTTTCCTACTTTCTTTGGGTACTTGTACCAGAAGTCTTCAAAATAATCCTCAAGTACTTCTGTGTTTGTTATAGGTAATGGGGAATCAGTAATAGGGATGAGGGAATCAGCACGATTAGTTCCGTCTTTGTCGTGATTTGTCACGATAATTTGTAACTCATTGATATTACTATTACTTTCACCAATATCAGGAATTGTGCTACCAGCTTTCTTCTCGTTAGGATGTG